GAGATTATAGCAAAGGCTTTGGATGTTGATGTTGACGATATGGCTGAGTTCAACTCGCACCAAGAACAAAACTTGGGCGCTCAACGTATTGACGTTCATGTTCATGTAAAAATTGATTGGGGGTTAGGTTGATGGGCCGCATGAGCGATTATCAGATTGATCAGATGGAGACGCCTATCATGGATAAGTGTCCCGAATGTGATGGGGAGGGCAGCGTTTATTACGAGGTTGCCCGACCTCAAAGTTTTACCCGCGATATTGGATACTTAGAGGAAGTTGTTCAAGTTTGCGAGAATTGTTCGGGTGATGGAAAAGTTGTTCGGATTTGTGAAGGTTGCCCGATGCCAGTTACGCTTGGCATGGGCCATGATGCAGAATACTGCGAGGAGTGTGAAAATGACTGATAGAGCTTTTATTGTAACTGAGGTTACAGAGCTTTCTTATGATTGTGATTATAGCATTATTGAGGAAGCTGTTGATAAATATGCAAACCGAGTGATTGTTGAGGGTTTGCGTGATTTGTATTTAATGCCGTTTGAGGATGAACCTGTTGCGTCATTTGAAAGAATTGTGGACGGTGTAGGTTCTGGGGTTTTATTGAATTTTGATGGGTTTGTGAAAGATTTGCACAGATTGATTACAATGGACGCAGGGCACGAGGGCGGCATTGAGCATAAAATGGCAAAGACTTGGCACGACTTTTTTGTAGATTCTGCGAAAAAGTTAGAGCCTTACATTGAGGAGAACAAGTGATGGCGATTGCTGATGATACGATGTGCATGCACTATGTTCGGGATAGGCTGAACGGCATTGTCACCGAGAGTGATTTGTTGAGATTTATTGATGAGATTGATCACAACATTCGCGTTAATGAGGATTGGCGTGATGCGAATCCCGATGGACACATGCCCGATGGGTCAGTTGTTTTTGATCCCGATGACTTTGATGTACAGAGCGCGATTGACAAAGTTAAGGTTAATTACATTGAGAGGGCGTTGGCCCGATCAAAGAACGTGAGCGAGGCTGCGAAGTTGTTGGGATTGAAGAATTACCAGACGTTGCAGAATTGGATGGAAAAGTTGGGAGTTGATTGATGATTGAGTTCTTTACTTTTCTGGTTATCGAATATCATATTAACGGTAAGCCTTATTACGCGACTGTGATGTATGAGCGCGAGGAGCATTGTCAGGAGGCTATGGATCAGGATTTAGCGATGCCGATGTATAAGCATCTTTTTGGATTGTACGGTAATACAATCATGGCGAAATGTTATGTTTCCGATGATGTGTCTGTAGCTTTAAGGCCAAAGATAAGACCAGATGATGTACCTTTGCATTTGCCGAAGACAAGGCCAGATGATGTACCTTTGCATTTGAGGCCAAGGGCAAGACCAGAGGAGGTTAGCAATGGATGATCTTTTAAATGTTGTTAGGGAAGTGAAAAGATTGCAGCGTGAGGTGGACGATGCTGAGTGGGAAGGAGACATGAGGCTTGCACATTTGGCGCGGGAGTTGGCGCACTTTAAGCGTTTGGAGGAAGAAGGCGTGATTTATGAGCCGAAGTTCTGAACGACTGACTGGTGAGAGAGTGGAGGAGGTCATTGATGATCTTCTCCAAAAACTACCTGAGCAGGTTTCTCTTTCTGACACGCGCAATTTGGTTTGCGAGCTTTTGTTCGGGTTAGGTTTAGCGCCTGATGATTTGCCGATTTTTCTGCTGTTGGTTGTGGATGCTTACATGGGGGATAGAACGATTGATAAGTCGAACAATTTAGGTTAAACTCCCGATAAGCAATCTTTTTGGGGCGTTTCTATGAGTACAGTGCGGATTAATCCACTTACAGGTTTTCCCGAGGTTATGCCCGACACACGCGGTGGCGGTATTATGAGTGGTCTTGGATCGCCATTTGCGAGTTCGATTAGAGAAGCGGCATTAGTCGGTAATCGTGAACGGGTTGATCCTTATAAGGGAACTAAGTTCGAAGGGTTTACAGGCTTAGGAAATGACGGCTATGGAAGCCTTTCTCAAGGCCCTATGGATAACGTTCTTTCAGATGGTTTTTTTGTAAATGATCCAAGAAGACCGAGGCCCGGAATGCGTGGCAGTTCCACTAGCAACATTCCAGCGGTTCCGCTGGACAACAGTTTTTCAGCTGGATTTTTTGACTTAGCAGACAAGACTGAGCTTACAAATGTGCCTCCGATGGCCCCATCTGCTGAGATGATTGCTACTGACATGGGTCCGGGGGGTATGGGTAAAATAGATTTCGGCGCAGATTTTAAGTCATCGCTTAAAAATATTTTGGCGGACAGAAACTTGACTCCAGAAGAAAGAGGCGCTCTTGTGGGTCCGGGGAAGGAAGATCTTGACAAAGCTGATTTCTATGCGTTCAAGAATACGCTTCGAGATCCGGGGGATATGGGTCGTTATGTAGCTCCGGGCGAAGAGATGAGTTATGAGGATTTTGTAAAGTTTGGTCGTCCTGCTAATTTAGCCGCTGCGGAAGCTGCGGGGTATGGCGGCGGTGCACTCTTAGTGAATGATTTTGGGAATAAAGTTTCTCTTGGCTCTTTAATAGGCGCTACACCGGGGGCTAGTGAGGTTCCGAGCAATCCGAGCCGTCCGATTTCTTATGATCCTAACGCTCCTGTCGATCCGGGCTTTTCTCCAAATCTTGTTGATCCATATGCTCGCCCTACGCCGGGAATGCTTCCACAACCTATAGAAATTAACCCGAACTATCGCCCGGATAATTTCCGTCCTAACCCGAACATGTTTCAGCGCCCTATGCGTCGTCCGTTTGGATTCGGTGGTCGTCCGATGAATCCATTTATGGGCATGGGTATTGGCATGATGAATCCGATGGGCATGGGTATGTTTGGTGGGTTTCCGATGCGCCCACCGATGTTTGGTGGTTATGGCGGTTATGGCGGTGGCTATGGTGGTTATGGTGGAGGTTATAATATGATGCGTCCACCGATGGGTTTTGGCCTTGGTGGTGCAAATCCATACGGCATGAATCCTTATAGCAACTTTGGCAGACCGAATCCATATCCGCAGCCATCATATAACAGGCCAAATCCTTACAGCAGCGGAATGAACATCAGACCGCCGAGCTTTGGTGGTGGTCAGCCATCCATTCCCACAAACCCGAATCACCTTTATGACGCTAATATGCGTCCTATTCCGGGAGCTTATGCTGATCCAAATCGGCTTGACATCATGCAACAGCAGCCTCAATACAACAACATGTATCAGCAGCAGCAGGGTGGTTACGGAAGTTATCAGCAGCCGAGTGGTTATGGTAATTACGGTGGCATGCAGAATCCTTACCAGCCTCAGCAGATGGGTAACACGAACAATTTTGCGGGTTATGGTCAGCAGCAGGCTATGTTTTAATCTACAATAGTTAGATTACAGGTTTCGCACTTGCGCTTTGATTCATCTATTTTTTTCAGTGGCGTGTAGCATTTAATGCAGCGATTTTCATTGAGCTTTTTTTGAAACTCACCTTCTTCTTGAAGTTCAATCATTTTCATCGCGGGGCAACTTGTATCTGGATTTGATTTGGCTCACTGAGTTAATTGATAGTCCTATGATGTCACCAGCATCTTTTAGTGACAATCCTTTTTTTAACAATCTATTTAATATCTGTGCTTGTTTGGTCATTTTAATTGGACCTTCGCCTTTGTTACTGGAAGGTTTTTCTTTTTTTACAATAGCCCCAGTAAATCTTGGATTTTTTTTATCTTCTTCTATTTGAGCAAGCCAAGCGCGTTTGTATAAATCTTCATATTTCTGCATTTTAGTCAGCAATTTTTCTCTCCAACATTTCAAACAAAGCCTGTAATTCCTCTACATTTTGCTTTGTGGTATAATCAGAACGCGCCGTAGCATCGTGTTTCATCCAATGCATACGGCGCTTGATTCTTTCAATTATTTTAACGGTTTCTATGTCCACCGAGCAGTTCCCTTTAAAACAATTGCAGGACCGACAATACCTGTGCCACATAGCTTTGTGGCTTTTTCGTTGAATGGCAGGCCATGAAGTAAGCCCTCTTCGTTTACGAGGATTTGCCAGTCTCTGTGTTCAGGTGAATGGACAAGTTCAACAAGCCCACCTACCAGTTCTTGCGCTTCCGTTAGTGTAGGAGCGCGGTCTTCAAAAACATGAATCATATGGATCTCCTTTTTCCTAGATTGGGATTTATACCAAGTATTCCCATACATTGCAAGTAAAAAGTTAACCGGGAATGCCCGGCAGTTAACCTTTTAACCCGAACATTTTATCGGGTTATACATTATCGCGCCCGGTAACGGGTTCGTATGTTCCATTAGATAGTGGTCCGTTTGGAACGCCGAGATACTTTAGTGGTCCGCTTGGTGTTAATCTGTATTTCTCAACAAGCCCTTGCTGCATAGCTCTTGTGATTGTCATTTTGATTGTTGTTGGTTTTACGGATTGAATGGCTATGACGCATGGTTCATTTGGTTCCAACCCATTTGCGGTATTCCAAACGCCGTCATGGATTCCTTCAATTGTTACTGCCAAGCCTTGTTCTTCACGCATGCGGATATATCGCACAACGTGATCCAAGCGTTCTCTGACGGCTTCGGACATTGCGAGTGATTGAATGTCCACACTGCGATCTTCAAGTAAACCTGTGTCTGAATTGCGAATAAAGTGCCTGATTTCACGATTGGCTGGGCCGTTGGATTTAACGACTGCGCCATCAAAGACTGCGTTTCTTGTATATGGCACGTTTAAATCCCTGCATCTTTGCTTTCCTGTGCCTTCGTCCACTTGCCATACGGCGAATGCAGAGCGCACACCATCAACGATAGCGGATGTCCCTCTGATTTTATTACGCGCTTCCTCTGGCGTTGAGATTGGTTCTTTGGAGTCAACCTTTGCCATGTGGTGGTTGACCATTACAGTTGCACCTGTCTCTGTAGCCATCTGCGCCAGAAGTCCCATAAATGCTGCCCCTGCTGCGGGATCAGCGTTGACATCCGCGTGAACGAAAGATGCGAGAGGGTCAATGACAATGAGCTTGAGGTTTTCCATTTCCAGCATTTGATCATAAATGCGTGAGAACTCTTCGCCCATGAGGTAGGTATTATCGAACTTCTGCATGATTGGAAACACGCCACCGAGGTTTGGCAACGGCAAGACACGTAGCTTGTGATCATAGGTTTCACGATAGCGCATGGGATCTAACCGAGAGATGCGACGATGCATTTCGTCTTTGTCATCCTCTGCCGTGATAATGATTGCGTCTCCATGCTCTGCGACCAGACCACCGAATGCGTTTTGCATAGATGCGCCAGAGGCAACCTTCATTGCCAAGTCAAGCGTCATCATGCCTTTACCACTGTCACCTGCTGCGGCGAACACCACTGGCACACCGAGAGGTATTGTGTTTCCGATAAGAAACTTTTGTTCGGGTGCTGCACCGATGAAATACTTATCTACAATCAGACTATCGTCCAAGAGAGATATTGGTTTTTTTACTTTACTTTCATGGTCTTTTAGAAACTTCTTAATGTTGAAGTCTTCTTCGATAGCATCCGCAGCGTCCCACTTTTCTGGCTTTGTGGATGGGATTTGCAACATCACTGTGGACTTTGCACCTGCGTTTTTTGCTTGTGCTTCTACGATCTTTGCGAGCTTTTTTCCCGCTTCATCGTTGTCAGGCCACAGGATTAAATCTTTATTTCGCAATGGCGTGAAGTCGAACTTGCTCGCTGTATTTTCAGAAAGCATGCCTGCGCCACCAATGGTGCATGTCGCTGTGTAGCCTAGCTCATTAAGGGCGTCCGCGCATTTTTCTCCTTCAACCCAAATTACCTTGTCGGCACTTACAATGTCGGGTATGTTATATAAGGGTCTAGGATCGGGTATGCCTTGGCCTCCGCTCATGAACTGGCGAAATTGTTTTTTTGGCTTCCCTTTCCCATCTCGAACAATTTCGCCAGTTTCATCCCTTTCAAAGTATTTCCGAACTGTGACAAGCACCTGCCCATTCTCGTCAGTGTAGTCGTACTCTTCTTCAAAAGGTGTGTTGGGTCCAATCTGAGCCTTTACAATCTTTTGTTCGGGTTTTTGAAAACCATTTGTTGCTGTGGTGTTTGTTACCTGAAAATTTTCAGGCTTGTTTAGCTTCACAACATTCTCTGGTGGAAGTGTGATGTTTTTCGAGAGGTGGTGCGAAAAGTATTCCGCAACCTCTTGGATGGACCAACCGCGTCCTTCTTTTAGGATTTTGGTAATGCCGCCCACACCATCACCTGACTCAAAATCTTTGCCTTTTAGAAACCAAGGACTTTTTGTGTCGATGTTAATTCTAAGCGACTGACCTTTTTCTCCGCTTAGTGAGCCAAGCAGGAAATCATTGCCGCGCCTGATGCCGTTTGGGAAGGTTTCAATTAAAGCGCGAAGCTGAACATCTCTTGGAACTTCTTCTGAAATTCTTTGCGCTACTTCCCTTGCATTCTTGCCAAACTGTAAAATATTCATTATCTTGTTCCTACCTGAACCCTTTATACTAAATGTGGGGTGCGCTTTTGATCGGGTTGCACCTCACATTTATTCCTCCCAACAAGTTTCCCGATACTCGCAAAACTTACAGAGGAAAAAATCTTTCGTCTGAGCGATGCGAGGTAGAATGTCACCTGCTTTTGCAGCGGTCAAGATATTTACTGCCCTATCACTAGCCTCCTGCGCAAGTGGTGCATTGTAGGGTACTAGCTCATAATAGATTTCAGACGTGTTTTTATTGACCACTGTGAAGAGCGCAGGGTTCTCTGTTAAGTCCATATACGTCTGATACAGCGCGATTTGCGTTGCGTAAGTTGGATTTGCTTTAGCTACGCCCATGCGAACAAATGCTTGAAACTTTTTATCGTTAGCGGATTTGTTTTCCCAGAGCGCGGGATAGCCCATAGCCACGGGTCCATCACAGATAACACCGTCTATGTGTCCACGTATTTCACCATCAGCTATTGCAAATCCAAATTGTTCGCCTTGTTTATCTTCTGTGCGTAGATCAAACCCTGCGTCCTTAATCCACTTGGCGGCATAATCTTCAATGCTATGACCGAACTGAAAAATGCGCAGCGTCCTTGCGCTGAACTCTTTGTCAGGATCTATCGGATAATTGAGATAGCGATATTGTATTTTACGCTGACACTCATCACCGATACTTGATGCGCCAATGTACTTACGGCGTTCACGTTTCTGCTCGCCTGTGACAATTGCATTATCAACGGCTGCTTTAATGTGATCTACGATTGGATCAGCATTAGAAGGGGATTGAAGTAGAGGGCCAAGTGCCTGTTGACTTAAAGTAGGTTTCTTCGAGTTTTCCAATTTCAATCTCCGCTGCTAGACGTTCTGCTTCCTGTAATCCAAAGATTAGTGTGTGAACCTGTTCTTCTGTTAAGTCAGAAAAGCGGGTGTCCCACCCAAACTTTCCTAATATGTGCGCCAACTCTTCGATTGGCTTTGGTGCTGATGGTACTGTCAATGTATTATCTCCTCCTCTGACCCGAACAATTCTATGACTTCATTAACGTGATCCGGGTCTGCATCTTTGTTTCTGAAGCCTATGTTAAGCACTTCGATACCGCGAATGGTTACGCTCGCTGTCCCGAACAATACAAAATGTTCGGATTCCTCGACGTGCTTTTGAATGATGTCGTTTGCAACCTCTTGCACTTCATGTAGGTCTGTAGGGTCATCGACCCAACAAACCATCTCGAACTCAGAGGTTTCGATGTTGTCGTCATCTTGCTCTGCGATCATTAAGTACATTTCAAATCTCGGCATTCTGTTTCTCCACAATGCGCTTGGCTAAATCAGATATTAAATTAGCCGTTGCTCTTGTGGACAATTCTACATGACCAACCTCTTTGCCGTCCACCCACATGTAAACGACAGGTCCGTTGGTCCCATCTCGTACTGTAATCAATGTCATTACTGCAACCTCGCTGCGGCCTTTTCAAAGCCTTGTTTGAGAGCGCTATGGTTCCAAAAGAAATTCAGGGTGCATCCCGCTCTGTATTTTGTCCACGAGAAGTCCATGAAGCCAATCTCTAAGCCATGGTCTCGCAACAATGCTTTTTGCTTCTCTGTGGCTTGCTGATTAAGCCAGCGTTTTGTTTTGCTTGCCGCGCTGCTGTCTTCGATGTCGCGCAGAAAATCGTCGGCTGCTGACATGGCATGAACCTTCTCACCGATGGAGACGACGCGCACACGACCCTTCTGAGCCTTTACCATGGCAACCCACATATCGTCTTTGATGTGGCCTACGAATGCAAATCCTTGAAATCCCATAGCCATCATTGCTTGGCCTTCGCTAAATGGGTTGATCCATTTGAATGGAGACAGACGCAGCAAATCGAACTCTGTCATCACAAAGTTTTCAAGTACGTCCTTTTCGGCTTTCTCAAAGATGTGGCCGCAGAATGGGCATTCGCGGGTGTTCGGTGCAACTTCAGCATCGCAATCAGGGCAAACCTTGACGGGCGTTTCACCGCCTTCTGTTTTGGTTGCGCCATCCAAGTTTGCAGTATCATCTAAAGAACCGTGCGTAATAACGGACGTTCCAAAGTCCATGACGATGCAATTGGTTTTAATGATGTCAGGATATAGCTCAGGATCAACAATCCGTAGCCCACGTCCAATCATCTGCACCATAGTGCCCTTCTGAGAGCATGGACGGGTCAGGACGACACAGGATACGGGTGGAGCGTCAAACCCCTCTGTAAGCACCGCTACGTTGACCACAACCTGCAAATCGCCATGCTCTAGGTCATGCAGCATTTGCTCACGTTCATGCTTGTCTGTTTCGCCTGTGACGTAATCGGCTTTGATGTCTGCAAGCAGAAACGCTTCGCAAAGATGTTCGGCATGTTTAACGGTGGAGCAGAACACAACTGTCTTGCGATCCCCTGCCTTGTCGAGCCATTCCCGAACAATTCTATCGTTAATGACTTGGCGGTCCATAATCGCGGCGACCTCTTCCATGTCGTACTCTTTGCCGCGCTTGGTCACGTTGTTCAGTGCGTCATTGACGCCAAGGTCAACCACAAATGTTTTAGGCCGAACCAGAAAGCCTTCATTGATCAGAGTAGATAATTCGATCTGATGTGCGCAGTTGTCGAACACAGAGCGCAACCCTTTGCCATCACCGCGATTTGGCGTTGCAGTGAAGCCCACGATTTCTGCTTTGTCATTGTCTTGCAATACAGCGTCGATCACACGACGATATGTCGGAGCCGCTGCATGGTGGCCTTCGTCTATAACAACCATATCGAACTTAGGACGATGCGCGAGTGTGCGTTCGCGAGATATGGTCTGCACCATTGAAAACACTGCATCACCGTCCCAGTGCTTGACTGTGCCATTGACGATGCTTGTCGTAATGTAGGGGT